GACGCCGGAGGAGCGTGCGGCCCGGCTCAAGCGGATGCGCGAATCCATGCGCGCCAAGCGGGCCGAGGAGACGCCGGAGGAGCGTGCGGAGCGGCTCAAGCGCAAGCGCGAATACATGCGCGCCAGGCTGGCCGCCGAGACGCCCGAGGAGCGCGGCGCGCGGCTCAAGCGCAAGCGCGAATGCTGGCGGGCCGCCCGCCTCAAGAAGCCGCCCGATTAGTCGCGATAATGGTTATTATCGCGACTAATCGCGCGGCGGCGGCGCAGACATGAGCCTCGCGCCGCCAGCCGATCCCTGGCAGAGACCGGACGCCGAGGCGCTCGACAATGCGCGCCAGAGCGCCGCTTACGCCGCCGTCCACGCCGCGGAGGCGGCCTCCTATCTGGCGGCCGAGGCCCGCGGCGCGGCGCTGCGCGCCGAAAGCGCGGCCGCCAAAGCCGAGGCGCTCGCGAGGCGCGCCGGGCGGCCGAAAATGGCGGAGGCCGCCGCCGCCGCGACCCGCGCGTCGACAATGGGCGCCTCGCACGCCGCCGTCGCGGCGGCGGCGGCGGCGCGCATGGCCAAGGCGGCGCTCGCGTGAGCCGGCGGCGGCGGACTTCGAGGACGACTCGCCTCGCGCTCATCCACAACCTGAACGATCTGCTGGCCGCGCGCGAAGAGCGCGAGGCCCAAATCCCCCACCGCAACATCAGGATCGGCCTGCATGGTGATTGGCGCGTCACGCTCGGCGCGCCGGGCTGGCGGCCTGGCCGCGCCGGCGTCGTGTTCCGCGTGGACGCGCCGGACGACGCGCCGGACGATCTCTGCGCGTGGCGCGCGATTTGCGCTTGGCGGGCGGACTCGCCGCGGCCGCCCGGCTGGCGAGTCAAGTGGGATGACCGCGCCGCCGCGCTGCTGCGCGACGGATTGCCCGCAGGCGTCTCGGCCGAGGTCGCGCGCCTTCGAGGCCGCGGCGCGTAGTGCCCGGCGCCGCGCGGAAATACCTCGACACGCCGGCCTCGCCTGCGACGCTGGCGGCGTACGCGAGCGATTGGCGGGAGTGGGAGCGCTGGTGCAGATTTCACGGTTACCGCGCCGGCGCGCCGGCGCGCGGGCTGCTCGTAGAGCACTTGGCCCAGCTGGCCGACGCGGGACGGGCGGCGGCCACATTGCGCCGCCGCGCGGCGGGCGTCCGTTTCGGGCTGGCGGCCCGCGCCGCCGCCGCGCCCGACACGCCGCCGGAGATCGCCGCGCTGCTCGCCGGCGTGGCGCGCCGACGCCGCGAAGAGCCGGCGGCGCTTGTACCGCGCCGCGCCCGCCCGCTGCTGGCCGACGACATGGGCCGGATCGCGGACGCGCTCGCCGAGGCGCGCCGCCCGGTCGACAGCCGCGACGCGGCGCTGCTGCTGCTCGGGTGGTGCGGCGCGATGCGGCGCGCCGAGATCGCCGGCCTCGAATGGCGCGATATCCAATTCGAGGCGCGCGGCCTCGTCCTCCTCGTCCGGCGGGCTAAGCGCCGCACCGAGGGCGAGGTCCTCTATATCCCGCGAGGCGGACTGGCGACGCGGTGCCCCGTGGTCTCTTTGGCAGCCTGGCGCGCGCGCCTCGCGCCAGGCCAAACCGGCGGTCGCGCGCCGCTGTTCCGCCGCGCCACCCGCGGCGGCGGCATCGCCGCCGGGCGGCTCGGGGCCGCGAGCGTGGGCGCTATCCTCCGCCGCCGCGCGGCTCTCGCCGGCGTGGAGCCGGACGGGCTGAGCGCGCACTCGCTGCGCGCCGGCATGCTGACTTCCGCCGCTGCCGCCGGGTCGTCGCGGGCGAGCCTGCTGCAGCACGCCCGGCACCGACGAGGCGAGACTCTCGACCTGTACATCCGGCCGGCGGCTGCCTGGCGGTCGAATCCGGCGCGGGGGCTGCTGTAGCGTGGCCGCCGCCCGCGCGCCGCGCCGCTCCGAGCCGGCGAGGACGGCGGGCCGCGCGGCGGCGGCGGTCGTCCGCGAGGTCGCCGTCCGCGAGCGACCGCGGCCGGAGGGGTACACGCGCGTCCGCGTCATGGGGATGGAAATGGCCGAGCTGCTGCTGGCCGGATCCGTGGGCCGCGTCGCCGCCGCGCTGGGCCTGCGCCTGGCGTGGCGCGCCCGGCCTGGCCACTCGATGACGATGGAGCGCGTCCGACGGATCGCGCTGGACGAGCTGCTGATCCCGCCGCGCTCGTACAAGCGTGGGCTGCGGGAGCTGAGCGAGGCCGGCTGGATCACGTACCGCGCGCCGTCCGGCACTTCCGGCGGCGAGTTGATCGTGGAGGCCGTCGAGCGCTCGCTGCCTCCCGGCCACCGGCGGGCGCGCCTGCGCACGCAGGGGGAAATCCTGTTAGGGCTTTAATTTTGCGCCCGCGTCGGCGGGCGCATCGAGGCCAAAAGTTCAACGCTCGATCAAGCGCCGTCCGTGACCAATGCCGCGGGAAAAATCCGGTTTTTTTCCAGCCGCGGCGGCTTTGAAATCGCAAATGGCGATACGGCCGCCTCAGGCGGCGAGCTTCGCCAAAAGATAATCCTGGACACGATCGTTTGAAATTACCTGGTTTTCGATTCGCGCCTCGTTGATTTTGCTTGGGGCGGATTTTTTGGCGTGAGGCGCGCCACCGGCGCGGCGGTCGGACTCGGACATGGCGCGCCCGCTAAAATTCGAGCGTGTCCGCGATCGCGATAGGAATCGCCGGCCTCGTTTTCGGCGCGGGCCAATACGCCTACGAGCGCCGCCGCCAGCGCCGGGCCCGCGAGCGCGCGCTCGACCGGCAGGCGCTCGACATCCAGCTCACGCCGTCCGGCGGCCCGGTGCCGGTCGCGCTCGGCCGCTTCCGCGCGGAGGCGATCCTGGCGTACGGCACGGTCGGCAGCTCCCTGCCGGACGCCGCCGCCGGCGACGCCGCCGCGTTCGGCGCGCTGGCCGCGCGGCGCGGCAAGCACAGGGAGTATCTGCTCACCCAGCACGTGGTGAGCGCCGGGCCGGTCGGGCGGATCGTCGACGCGCAGATCGACGGGGAGACCGTGCGGAGCGGGAAGCTCGCGCCGCTGGCGCGGGTATCGCCCGGCGCTCCCGGCGCCGCGTCGGCCATGGCCGCCGCTTTCACCGGCGCGCCGGACGGCACCGGATCGCTGGAGCGCACGTCGGCGGCGAAATTCGAGGGGCTGGCCTACATCACCTGCGCCTGGCGGCGCGACCGCGAGGACCCGCAATTTCACGGCGTGCCGCGTCCGGTGGTGTTCGGGCGCGGCGCGCCTGCGCGTCCGGTGGTGCGCTCCGGAGCGCCGGGCGCCTACGTCTACTCGCTCGGCGAGCCCGCCGAGACCAGCAACGCGGCGACGCTGCTGCTCCACTGGCTGCTGGACGCCCAGTACGGCCCCGGGCTGCGCGCCGAGGCGGCGGGCGGGCACTGGCACGACGAGGCGGATATCGACCTGGCGCGCGCCTGGCGCGCGCAGCAGCTCGCCGGCGAGATCGTCCTGGGCCCGGACAGCGTGCTCGCCGGCGGATATCCGGCCGCGCGCAACGCGGCCGAGGCGACGGATTGGGCGACGTGGGACGAATACGCGCGCGCGCTGGGGCTGGAGGGGATCGGCGATCCGGGCTGGCTGGACACGCCCGGCGTGCCTGCGGGCGACGACCCGCCCATCGGGCGCTGCGAGTACAACGGCCTGCTGCCGACCGATATCGATTTCGCGGCCCAGGCGCGCGCGCTGCGCGACGTGATGCCCGGGCTGGCGTTCTGGCGCGACGCGCGCGGACGCTACTGCTGGGATCTGCCCGACCCGGCCGTCAGCGCCGCCGACGCGGCGGTGGACCTCGTCATCGACGACGACATCCTGCTGCGCCCGGTGGAGACGCTTTCCGCCGAGGCCGGCGGGCGGCTGAACGCCGCCGCCGGGCGATTCGCCAGCTCGAATCTCGGCGGCGAGGCGGACACCGCCGAATGGCCGCCGCCCGGCTCGGCGACGGCGGCGAAGCTGCTGGCCGAGGACGGCGGGCAGCCGCTGCGCGCCGAGTTCGACCTGCGCGGAACCGACAACGCGCAGGCGGCCGCCGACGTGCTCGCGACGCGCGTGCGCATGAGCCGTCGTCCGCGCTACCGCGCCCGCCTGGCGGCGCGCGGATGGCTGCTCGAGCCCGGCGACGTGGTGGCGATCCGCTCGGCCGAGCAGGGCATGGACACCTACGTCCGGCTGCGCCAGGTCACGGTCACGCCGGAGCTGGAAGTGGTGGTAGAGGGGCTGGAGTACGACCCGCTCGACTACCAGACCACGGCCGCCGAGAAGGAGCGCTCCGGCGCGCTGGACGAGGCGGACGACGCGCTCGGGCGCCTCCAGGCGATCTCGGCCACGATCACCAACCAGATGGCGCTCGTGCGCCTGGAGCCGTCGCCGGACGAGCCGGCCGAGGTGAGCGGCTACCAGGCCGAGGTCAGCTACGACGGCGGATCGACCTGGAGCTCGGCGCGGGCGCTGGACGCGGACGCGCGCGAGTTCCGCTGGTTCGCCGGGCTGGACGCGGCGGCGGATCTGCGGTTCCAGGCCCGGCCGGTCGCGCCGGGCGGCCGGCGCGGCGCCTGGCTGCGGACGGACTCGGTCGACCTCCAGGCGTTCGTCGCCGCGCAGGCCTGGATCGCCGGCACCGGGCCGCCGGCGGCCGGGCAGGGCAAGGACGGCGATTTCTACTTGGACCGGCTGCGCGCCTCGGTGTATCAGAGAATTTCCGGAATATGGGTTCGGGTCGCATCGCTCCGGAGCGCGGACACCTCGCGCTGGCTGTCGGGATCCGGCGCGCCGGCCGCCGCGGCCGGGCAGGACGGCGACTACTATTTCGACACGGCCTCCGCGACGATCTACGAGCGCCGCTCCGGCGATTGGACGCGGCTGATCGACATCGACGGCGCGGACGGGGCCACCTGGCTGTCGGGCGAGGGCGATCCGGACGCCTCGGCCGGCAAGGACGGCGATTTCTACCTGGACGTTTCCGCCGGCCGCGTCCATAAGAAATCCGCAGGGGCGTGGGAATTCGTGGTCGACATCACCGGGCGGTCGATCACCTCGATCACGCAGGACCCGGATGATCCCGGCCGGGCGACCGTGAATTACGACACGGGCGACCCCGACACGCTCCTGCTGCCGGCGAACGCGCGCGGGGTGCGCTCGATCCTGCCGGACACGCAGCAGGACGGCGTGGCCGTGGTGACGTACACGGACGGCACCCAGACCACCCTGGCCCTGCCGCGCGGGCCGGCCGGGATCGGCGGGACGCTGTGGCGGTTCGGCCAGGGCGCGCCGGACGCCGCGACCGGCGCGGACGGCGATATCTACCTGGACACGGACGCCCGGCGCGTCTACCGCAAGGCCGCCGGCGCCTGGGGCGATCCGCTCTCGTTCGCCGGCGCGGACGCCGAGCGCTGGCTGTCGGGCGCCGGAGCGCCCGGCGCGGCCGACGGCGCGGACGGCGATTTTTATTTGCGCTCGGACGGGACGGTGTGGCGCAAAGCGTCGGGCGCCTGGACGGAGCTGCTCGATATCAACGGGCCGGGCGGCGCGACGATCATCGCCGGATCGGGCGCGCCGGACGCCTCGACCGGCAAGGACGGCGACCAGTATTTCCGGACGGACACCGGCGAGGTCTACCAGCGCGCGGGGGGCGCCTGGGCGCTGCTCGCCGACATCACCGGCCCGCAGGGCGATCCGGGCCCGGCCGGGCAGGACGGCGAGGACGGCATCGACGGGACGGTGTGGTACTCGGTGGCCGCCGGCCCGCCGGCGGCGAATCTGGGCGGCGAGGGCGATCTGGCGATCGTGACCGCCGGGGGCGGCCTGGGCGACGTGTACCGGCGCGGCGCGGCGGAGGAGGGCAAAAACCCCTGGGCGCGCCAGGCCAACCTCCGGGGCGCCGACGGCGACGCGGGCGGCGTCTGGCTGTTCGGATCGGGCGCCCCGGCAGCCTCGCTCGGCGCGGACGGCAACTACTACCTGCGCACGGGATCCGGCGCGGCGGCGGGCGGCATCTACCGGAAATCCGCGGGCGCCTGGTCGCTGCTGCTCGACATCGACGCCGCCGGCGGCGGAAGCGCCTGGCTCGGCGGCGCCGGCGCGCCGTCCGCCGACGACGGCGAGGACGGCGACTACTACCTGCGCACCTCGGACGGGACGGTGTGGCGCAAAGCGTCGGGCGCCTGGACGGAGCTGCTCGATATCACCGGGCCGGCCGGGCCGACGGGCGCCGACGGCGAGGACGGCGCGGACGGCACCGACGGGACGGACGGCGAGGACGGCGACTCGGTGGCCGTCACGGCCGTGAAATCCGGATCCGAGACGACGCTCACTTTCACGAGATCCGATCTCGGCCAGATCGCCTCGGAGGTGGCGAAAATCCTCGACGGCGCGGACGGCGAGGACGGCGGCGACGGGACGGACGGCGCGGACGGCGACTCGGTGGCCGTCACGGCGGTGAAATCCGGATCCGAGACGACGCTCACTTTCACGAGATCCGAGCTCGGCCAGATCGCCTCGGAGGTGGCGAAAATCCTCGACGGCGCGGACGGCGCCGACGGCGAGGACGGGACGGACGGCGTGACGACGGTCGCCGCGACCGTGACGCTCACCGGCGACGTGAGCGGCGCGTTCACCGACCGCGGCCTGTGGTCGGAGGGGATCGCGTACGCGGTCGACGACATCGTGAGCGTCTGGGACTCCGCGACGGAGGCGCCGTCCTCGCCGGGCGGGTCGCCGGCGCTGGTGCTGTACGGAGGGGTCTACCGCTGCGTGGAGGCGCACACGTCCACGTCGGCGACGGCGGCCGACAGCAACGCGCCGCCGTTCGCGCGCTCGACCGTCGAGGCGAGGCTGGCGAAATCGCCCTGGGCCTACGTCTCGTTCAGCCGGACGGTAGAATCAATCCTATGATCTCGAGATCGGCGGAATCCGGAGCGAAGCGGGAGCTCTCGCTGCTGCGCGTCCGCGCCTCGGAGGCGCTGGGCGCCTCGTTCGACGCGCCCGGACGCGAGGATCTGAGGCTGGCGGCCGAGCGGGCGGTGAACGAATGGCTGGCGCGCGGCCGCGAGATCGACGGGCATTTCCGCGAGGAGGCCGAATCCGATGGCTGAGCACGATTTCGGCGCCGGGCCGGTGGAGGCCGCGAGGCATCCGAACGGCGGCGGATGGGTGGCGGCCACGGCCTCGGCGGACGCGGCGGCGCGGATCGGCCCGGAGGCGGCCGTTTTCGAGCGCGCCTCGGTCGGCGCGGGCGTGACGGTGTACCAGCGAGCGCGGGTGTCCGGCACGGCGCGGGTGTCCGGGCGGGCGAGGATCTCCGGCGAGGCCGTCGTGCGCGGCGCATCGGTGGTCTCCGAGCGGGCGCGCATCTACCAGCAGGCCGTGTGCGACGGCGCCGAGGTGACCGGCCGCGCGAGGCTGTGCGGCTCGGCCAAGGCGGTCAACGGCGCGCGCCTGGAAGGCGACGCCGCCGCGTACGGCACCGCCGTCGTCGACGGCGAGACGCTCAGCGGAAGCGCGCGCCGGACGGCCTGATCCATGGCGCGCCCGCCGCGCAAGCGCGGGCCGCGGCGCCGGCGGAGGACGGAGGCGCCGGCGGGCCTGGCCGCCGCCGCGCGCTCGAAGGCCCGCTCGCTCTGCGCCGCCTGCGGGCGGCTCGACCGCCGGGGGCAGGTGGACCACGTCGTGCCGCTGGCCGACGGCGGCGCGAACACGCAAGCGAACCTGCAATTCCTGTGCCGGGCGTGCCACGCCCGGAAAACCGCCCGCGAGAACGCGGCGCGCGACCGCGAGCGCCTGCGCGCCTCCGCCGCGGCGCGCGAGCGCAAGCGGGCGCTGGAGCACGCCCGGCGGATGGGCGAGGCGCGGCGCCGGAGCGACGAGCTCCGCGCCGGGCGGATCGCGTGACCGCGCCGAAAAAAAAAGGCGTGCTCGCGCCGCGCAAGCGCTGGAGCGGGCGCTGCCCGCTGCCGCTGGACGAGGACGAGGGCCGCTGGTGGAAGCATTTCGCGGCGGTGGTCGATCCGGATATCGTCGGCGAGGAGGACTCGATGCTGGTGGCGATCGTGGCGAGAGAGAGCGCTGCGCTGGAGCGCGGGGAGATGGAGGGCGACACCAGCCGCCTGAACGCGCTCACCCGGCAGCTGGCGGACCTCGGCCTGTCGCCGGGCGGCCGCAAGCGGCTGGTGGTGCGCGGCGCTCCGGAGCGCGCCGCCGGCGAGTCGGCCTACGAGCGGTTTGATTGACCCGGCGCGCTCCGGATCCCCCGGGCCGCCGTCGGAGCGCGCGCTCGCCTACGAGCGCGCCGTGCTCGGCGGGCGCATCGCCGCCGGCGGGCACCTGCTGCGCGCGCTGCGGCGCGCGGCGGACGACCGCCGCCGCTCGCGCTCGCGGCGCTTCCGGTGGCGCTACGACGCCCGGCGCGCCGACCACGCCGGCGAGTGGATCGAGACCCTGCGCTTCACCCGCGGCGACTGGCGGGGCCGCCCGCTGCGGCTGGAGGGCTGGCAGGCGTGGATCGTGTGCCAGGCGTTCGGCTGGGTCGGCAAGAAGACGCCGTCCAACCGCCGCTCCGGGGTGGCGGGCCGGCGGCGATTCCGGCGCGTCTACATCGAGGTGGCGCGCAAAAACGGGAAATCCGAACTGCTTGGCGCCATCGCGCTCTACCTGCTCGCCGCCGACGGCGAGCCGACGCCGGAGATCTACGTCGCGGCCACCAGCGAGGCCCAGGCGCAGATCGTGTACAAGCGCAGCAAGGCGATGGCGCGCTTGTCGCCGGCGCTGCGCAAGCACTACGGCCTGACCACGCTCGGATCCGAGTTTTCCTCCCAGCTGATGGCCTGCCGGCGCACGGACGGCGAATTCCGGCCGCTTTCCTGGACGCCGGAGAAGCTGGACGGCCGGCACGTCCACGCGGCGATCCTGGACGAGTTCCACGCGCACCGCTCGGCGGCGATGTGGGACGTCATCAACACCGCGACGGGGGCGCGCGCGCAGTCGATGGTGTGGGCGATCACCACGGCCGGCGCCGACACGGAGAGCGTCTGCCACGGCCAGCGGCTGCTGGCGACGCGGGTGCTGCGGGGCGACGCGGAGGGCGACCGGCTGCTTGCCGCGATCTGGTGCGTGGATTTCGAGGGCGGCCGGCCGGAGGAGCGCGACAATCTCCAGAACCCCGAATGCTGGGTCAAGGCCAACCCGAATCTCGGCGTGAGCGTGTCGGCCGAGGTGCTCAAGGATCATGCGGAGGCGGCGAAGCACGACGGGCGCGCGGCCAAGTCGTTCGCCACGAAGCACATGAATGTCTGGCTTCGCGGCGCTCTCTCCTGGATGCACATGCCTAGCTGGAGCGCCTGCGCCGATCCCGCCGGCGGGCCGGGCGAGGAGGCATGGGCCGCGCACGCCGGCGAGGAGGTTTGGATCGCGCTGGATCTCGGCGCGGTGAGCGACATGACCTCGATGTGCTACGCCTTCCGGGGCGCGGCCGGCGAAATCCGGCTCAAGTGGCGCAACTACATTCCGCGCCTGGCGGCGGAGCGCTCGAAGGTGGAGCGCCTCGCGGAATGGATCCGCGACGGCTGGGTGGAGGAGGCCGGGGAGGACCGGTTCGACCAGGAGGCGCTGCGCGACCGGTTGCGGATCGACGCCGAGCGCTACCGCATCCGGGCCATCGGATACGACCCGTGGGAGGCGTCGGCGCTGGTGGCCTGGGCGAAGGACCATTTCGGCAAATCGGTTGAAATCCAGGGCATCTCGCAAACGGCGCGCTCGCTGAGCGCGCCGACGAAGGAATTCGAGGCGGCGGTGCGCGGCGGGCGGATCGTCCACGACGGGAATCCGGCGTCGGCGTGGATGATCGGCAACACGGTCGTGAAGCAGATGGGCTCGGACAATATCCGGCCCGACAAGCTGGACCGGAGCCCCGAATCGCGCATCGACGCCGCGATCGCGGCGATCATGGCGCACCATCTGGCCTCGACCGACCCGGCGGCGGGCAGCGAGGTCGCCGTCAGCCTGCTCGAGCCGGGCGAGGAGGAGGACTTCGGCCCGGATTTCGATGACGACTGGTAGGGCCGGCGGCGGCGGGAGAAGGCGGCGCGGGCGGGAGGAAGCCGCCGCGCCAGACCTTGGGGATACGCGGCGGGCGACGCCCGCGCCGCCTGATATTATATACGCGACATGCGTATATCGACCGGAAAAAACGGGGAGCGCGAGGCGCGGCTCAAGCGGAATCGCGAAGCCGCCGCCGCCAAGCGGGCCGCGGAGACCGCGGAGGAGCGCGCAACGCGGCTCAAGCGGATGCGCGAATCCGCGCGCGCCCGCCGCGCCAAGCGGAAGGCCGGCGAGACGCCTGAGGAGCTCGAGGAGCGGCTCAAGCGGATACACGAACAGATGCGCGCCGATCCCGCCGCCGCCGCGCTTGCCGCCGCGGATGCCTACGCCGCCGCCGCGGCGCGCGCCGCGGCCGCCTACGCCGCCGCCGCCCGGGCCGCCGATGCCTACGCCAGCGCGCTGGTGCGCGAGCGGCGCGGAAGGCCGGCATGAGCTTCGCCGACGCCCGCCTCGCCGCGCACACCGCCGCCGCCGCCGCCATGCGCTCGGCCGCGAGCGCGAGCGCGAATACAAGCGCGCCAAGCTGGCGGCCGAGACGCCGGAGGAGCGCGAGGCGCGGCGAGCGCGCGAGCTAGAGGCTGCCTGCGAGACCGATGGCGGATTCGAGATGCTGCCCGAATGGGTGCTGCAGTGGCACTTCGCCGACCGCCGAGCGCGGACGCGGGCGAAGGAATGGCTCGCGGTTCCGGCGGCGGAGGCCATTGCCTTCGCCGAGGAGATGCGGGCCTTGATCGACGAAAAGGCCGCGCTGCTGTGAGCCGCCTCCCGCCCTGGCTTTCGGCCGAGCGCCGGCGCGGGCGCGACTGGCTGCATATCGAGCGCGCGCCCAGGCCTTCGGAGGCGCGGCCCGGCGCGCTGCTCGCGGCGGCCGCCCGGGCGGCGCCGGCGCGCGGGCTGTGGGCGGCGGTTTCGCGGCCGGCCCACCGGCGGCTGGCGGAGCGCGCGGGGATGCGCCGGGCGCCCGGATCGGGAATCCTCTACTACCTCCCGCCGCCGCCGAAAGCGCCGCCGGCGGTGCCGGACGCCACGCACGCGGACGGCCGGCCGATGTGGTTCGGGCGCGACGAGGCGGGCGGACTCGTCCTGACGACGCGCAAGCCGGCGGGATCGGCGGCGTGAAAGCGCGGCCGCTGGCGCAAAACCGCGAGGCGCGGCTCAAGCGCGAGTACATGCGCTCGCTGCGGGCGCGCCGCTCGCCGGAGGAGAAGGAGGCCCACCTCCGCCGGGAGCGCCGGCGGTACGCCGCCATGCCCGCCGAGGACAAGGCCGCGCTCCTCGCCCGCCGACGCGCCCGTCGCGCCGCCGAGACGCCGGCGCAGCGCGAGGCGCGGCTCAAGCGCAATCGCGCGCGGGCCGCCCGGATGACGCCCGAGGAGCGCGAGGCGCGCCGCGAATACGAGCGGGAGTGGAAGCGCCGCCGCCGGGCGGCGGCACCGCCGCCGTGAAAACCCCCCGGGAGGCCTGCCACGCCCGGAAAACCGCCGGGCCTTTGCTAAAGCCCATCGGTTTCCGCCGCCCGGGGCCGGATATCCGGGCGGTAGAATCCGGCGCATGATCCGCCTCGCGCCCGACGACCGGCGGTTGCGCGCCCTGGGATCGCGCGCGCTGAGGCCGATCCTGCTGCTCGATTTCGGGACGTCTCCGGAGCGACACGTGAGCGACGCCGCCGGCGCGGTGGAGGCGGGCGGCATCCGCTATCTGCCGGACGCCGCCCTTTACTCGGCCACCACGCCGGACGATGACGACTCGGACATGCCGCGCGACCTCTACCAGGTGACGTTCGCCGAGGCCGATCCGGCGGCCTCCTCGTCGTGGGCGACGCTGTTCGCCGGCGGCGGGATCGGCGTGCGGTTTCGCGCCCGGCTCGTATTCGGCGGCGCGGGCAAGAGAGTGACCGCGCCGCTGCACGTGCACCGGGGGCGCTGCGTGGCGGCCGAGCGGATCGTGCTCGACGGCGACGCGGACGAGAGCGCGCTGCTGGTCGGGCTGCGCCTGACCTTCGGCGGGCCGTTCGCGCAGCTCGACGCCCGCCGGACGGTGACGGCCAGCCCCGAGCGCCAGCGGGCGCTGCATCCGGGCGACACCTCGCTCGACCACATCCACCGCACCGCCCGGCTGGTCAGCGGGCGGGCCTGGAGCGGGTAGGCCCCGGTGGCGGCGGCTACGTTCCGCGGCTTGCGATACGTCGCGGCCGGGCTGTCCGTGGAGCTGGTGAGGCGGCGCTCCGCGCGGCGCACGCGGACGCTGGCCGCGCAGGTGGTCGAATCCGACGCCGCGTACTGGGCGCTGCGCATCCCGCTGGAGACCGGGCGCGCGTCCTCGGTCGGCGCGGCGGTCGCGGCGCTGGCGGCCCACCGCGACGCGCTCGGCGCGACGGGCGCATTCAAACTGGTTTTTCCGCAGCCGGCCGGCCTCGATGCCGGCGCCGCGGCAGGGACGCTCGCGTCGGCGGCCTCGGCGCGCGCGGTTGTGCTGTCGATCGCGGGCGGCGCGGGGCTGGCGGCGGGACTGAGGTTCACGATCGCGGGCCAATCGCCGGTCTACCAGATCGCCGACGCGTCCGGAGCGGTGATCCAGATCGCGCCGCGGCTGCGGTTCGACGCGCCGGCGGGCGCGGCGCTGGATTTCGCGCCGGTGATGCGGGCGCGCTACGCCGGCGGCGGCGATTTTTCGGTCAGCTACGCCGGCGGCGGCTTGGCGCCGGCCGTCGTGATCGAGGTCGAGGAGGCGCTGTGAGGAGCGAGCGCCGCGCCCGCGCCATCCGCGGCGGCCGGTGCCCCGACTGCGCCTCGCCGCGCCCGGACAGGGCGCCGGAGCGCGGTCACCGGTGCCGGACGTGCTGGGCGAAGCACCGCCTCGCGGAGACGCGCCGGAGGGCGGCGCGCCGGCAATGAAAGCGGCCGCCGGCTGGCGGCGGTGGGATCCGGAGCGGATCTCGCACGGGCTGGCGGCGGACGGCGAGGGATCGGCTGCGGCGGTCGCGAGGCTGGCGCGCGCCGCGGGCGGCCGCGCCCGCTCGGAGCTGCGCATGAGCGTTTCGCACTCCTCGCGCGCCCGCGCCGCGCTGCCGAGGCTGTCGGCGGGATGGGCCGGCGGCGAGATCATCCTGCACCCGAAGGTCGAGGAGGCGCTGGAGGCGCGCCCGCCGGTGCGCCTGGCGCGCTGGGCCGGATCGCTGCGCGCCGCGGAGACGCACGCGCGCTACGTGGAGGTCTCGCCGGCGGGCGGCGCGAGGCGGATCTGGATGGGCACCGCGTCGCTGTACAGCCACCGCAACGAGGCCGAGTGGTGGATCGAAGCCGTGGGCGGCGGGCCGCTGCCGGGCGCGGGCGCGGACGGTCCGGAGGCGTTCCTGCGCGGCGCGGAGGGCGCGCCGGGCGGCGGCGGCGCCTGGGTGGGCTGGTCGCGCTGCGTCAACATCCTCGACCTGTCGGCGGGCCTGGGCGAGCCGCTGGTCTACGCCTGCTACTACCTGCAGCCCGACGTGGCCGCCGGGCTCGCCAAACGCGGCTGCAAGCTGCTGGTCGCGGGCGCGCAGAAGGACATCAACGAGGACATGTGCGTCCGGATGGCCGGGATCGGCGTCCGGCAGTGGCGCGGCCACGCGAAGCTGCTGCTGACCTCGCGCGGGCTGCTGCTGACCTCGCTCAACGGCTCGCGTCGGCCGAAGCGCTGGGAGCATTCGGTGTGGCTGCCCGGCGATTCCGGCGCGGGCCGGGGGCTGCTGGACCGGTTCGCGGCGTTCCCGCCGCTGGAGGCGCCGCGCATGGATTCGCGGGCCTGGGGCGTGGTCGCCCCGCTGTTCCGCCGCCCGCGCCGGGCCTGTGGATAACCCTGTGGATAACCTGTGGACGGCGGGCGCCGAGCGGTGCCAAGTTTGGCCCCAAGCGGTGCCAAGCTTGGCACCGCTCTAAGTACTATAAGCAGTACTCTGTACCACTCACGATGCCTCAGCACTCTCGAGCCCCCGCGCGCGAGGCGCGGGGCGCGCTCCCCGGCACCCGGACTCGCGCGCCTTCGCCGCGCTGCCTTGACTGCCAGGCTCCGCCGACTCCGGCGGCGCGAAACGAACGCACTCCAGCCGGCGGGCGGTTTGATCGAATGCTTTGCGGCGCTCGCCGGACGGCGGCGCCCGGGCGGGCGGTAGAATCCGGCGCATGAGGCTTCGGGACTGGCTTGCGGCGCGGATCGTCGGCGGCGGATCGCAATCCGACGACCCCGCGCCGCCGTTCGCCGGCGGCTGGCTGCGCCAGCTGTTCGGGCAGCGCATCGACCGGCGCGCGGCCATGGAGGTGGCCGCCGTGTACGGCGGGCTGCGCCAGATCGCCGGCGGGATCGCCCAGATGCCGCTCGTGGTCAAGCACCGATCCGCGCCGGGGCGGCCGGATTCGCCGAACGACCACCCGATCGAGCATTTCTGGAATGTGGAGGCCTGCCCGCTGTTCAGCGGGCCGGCGCTGGCCGAGTGGGTGCTGCTCGAGCTGATGTTCGAGGGCAACGCGATCGTCTATTGCCCGCGCTCCGCGATGCCGCGGCCGCCGGCGGCCGGGGTCGGCCCGACGATGCTGGAGGGCCTGTATCCGATCCCTTGGTCGAACGTCCAGCCGCTCCGCGCCGGCCGCCGCAACATCTACCGGATCTCGTTCGCCGCCGGCGGGCCGGGATCGGCGGGCACGTCGTGGGTGCCTGCGGGATCGCGCGGCGCCGGCGGCGGGCAGATCGCGGTGGACCAGGACGACGTGCTGCACTTCCACGGCCTGGAGTTCGACGGGCTGCAGGGCCTGCCGGCGATCGGCACCGGCGCCAGCCGGCCCATCGCCGTGGAGCGGGCGATGACCGAGCACGTCGGCGCGGAATTCTCCCGCGGGTCGCTGCAGAAAATCATGATGATTTTTTCGGGAAGCCTCACGAAAGATCAAAAGCGCGAGCTTCGCCGCCAGTGGGTGTCGACCTACGCCGGCGGGATCGCCAAGCAGCACTTGCCGATGGTGCTCGACCGCGACGCGGAGGTCAAAGCGGTCTCGCAGACCTCCCGGGAGATGCAGGGCGCCGCGCTGCGCGACCAGCAGGTGAGCGATATCGGGCGCGCGGTCGGCGTGCCGGGAATCCTGCTCAATCAAGAAAACCGCTCCACCTCCTGGGGCACCGGCGTGGAGGCGATGACCACCGGATTTCTTAGATTCACGCTGCAAGAGCATATTTCGCGGCTGGCCGGCGAAATCAACCGCAAGCTGTTCGCGGCGACCGGCGAGTACGCGGTGTTCGACGACGCGGCGCTGCTGCGCGGGACGGTCAAGGAGCGCTACGAGGCCCACGAGCGCGCGCTCGGCCCGGGCGGCTGGAAATCGGTCAACGACGTGCGCCGCGCCGAGGGCCTGGAGCCGTATCCGGAGCCGGAGTACGACCGGCCGCGGCCGCCGGCGGGCGCGGGCGCCTAATGCCCCGGATCATCATCCGGCGCCGGCGGGCGCGGCAACTGTCGTTATAATCGGTCGGGCCATGAGCGCGAAGGACGGCAGGCGTGAAACCAGGGCCCTCGAGGACCGCATGGGCTACGCGCCGCCGCTCGACCGCGCGGCTGGATTCACCCCGGTCTCCTTCGGCGGCGGCCTGGCCGAGGCCGCCGAGGCCCGGCGGCTCAAGCGCAAGGCCGAATACGCCGGCGCGGGCATCGAGGAGGAGGACGGGCTGGTGCGCCTCTACGAGCCGATCGGCGCGCTCTTCGGCGTCTCCGCCGCTGATTTCGGGGCCGCCGTCGACGCGCAGCGCGGCGATTTCACGCTGGCGATCTCTTCGGCCGGCGGCTCGCTCTTCGACGGCCTGGCGATGGGCAACACCCTGCGGCGCTACGACCGGGGCCGCGTGACCGCCGAGATCGACGGCCTGGCGGCGAGCGCCGCCACGCTGGTCGCCGCCGGCGCCGACCGGATCGCGGCGCGCTCGGACGCGCGCGTGCTGGTGCACCAGGCGCAGGTGATCGCCGGCGGCCGGGCCGAGGAGCTGGCGAAATTCGCGGCCGAGGCGCGCAGCCTCGACGAGAGCATGGCCCGCCTGTACGCCTGGCGCAGCGGCGGCAAGCTGGACGCGGAGGCCGCCGCGGCGCTGATGCGCGAGGACCGCCACCTGTCCGCCGCCGAGGCGCTCGAGCTGGGGCTGGTGGACGAGGTGATCTGCGGAGGCCCGCCGCCGGAGCCCGAGGCCGCCGACGGCGCCGGGCTGCGCGAGGCCCGCGCGCGCTTCGACGCCTTCCTGGACGATTTCCCCGCCCCCCGCCGCGCGGCCTGACCCCCACCGACATCCAGCCCGCAGGAGCGAGCCATGACCCCCAATCCAGCATTAGACGACGATCCCGGCATCCAGCACCTCCGCGAGCGCCTGGTCGCGCTCAACAAGCAGATGGCCGATCTGCTCGGCGTCGATCCGGCGACGGGCCAGGCCGTCCTCGACGGCGAGGGCAAGGCCGCGCAGGTCGATTGGACCGACGAGCGGCGCTCGAAGTACGACGCCGCGATGGCCGAGGCCGCCGGCGTGAAATCGCAGATCCGCGCCAAAGCCGCGTACATCGAGCACCTGGCCGAGGCCGCCGGCGAGCGGCGCTCGGAGGACCTCCGGCGCGGCGGCGATTTCGCCGAGCGGGCCGGGGCCGAGGCGCTCGACGACGTGTTCGCGCGCGGGCACGGGGCGCGGCTGGCCAAGGCCGCGCTCGGATTCAGCGCCCGCGTGCGCTCGGCGCTGGCCGGGCGCCTGGAGCGCGAGCACGGCTGGACCCCCGACCGCGCCGCCGCCGAGGCCGAGGCCGCCATGGACGCGTACGAGCACGCGCTGGTGCGCGGCGAGGCGGCGCTGGCCGCGCATTCGCAGGCGACCGGCCGCGAATTCTCGAACATCCTGCTGACCGGGCAGACGACCGCCCCGAAGGGCGGGATCGCCACGCCGCCGGAAGTCTCGGCGGCGTTGTGGGAGATGATGAAGCACTACCTCCCGTACTCGGACTACGTGACCGTGATGCCGGTCACGCACGGGCGGAAGGTGAGCGAGCCCTACACCGACGACACGGCCAACGAGGGCGAATTCCTCGACGAGAACGACGCGATCGGCGCGAAGGACATCGCGCTCGGCGAGGTGGCCATCCAGCCGTGCCGGATCAGCAGCCGAGAGGTGCTGGTGTCCTGGACGTGGATCGAGAGCCAGCTGCTGAGCAACGCCGTGGCGCGGATCTACGCGCTGCTGGCGATCCGCCTGGCGCGCACCGTGAGCCGGATGACGCTGCTCGGCCAGGCGACGAAGACGCCGAACCAGATCGGCATCCACGGCGCGGTCACGGCGGCCTCCGGCGGCGGAAAGAAGGTCGTCTCGAAATCCGCCACGGCGGTCGGCGTGGACGACATCCAGGCCGTCTACCGGGGCGCCTCCTCGATCTACCGGCCCCGCTCGACCTTCGTGATGGCGGATTCGACGATCGGCGAGCTCGAGAACATCGCGCTCGGCAGCAACGACGCGCGCCGGCTCTTCACGCCGGATTTGCAGGCCGCCGGCCTGATGCGCTTCCGCGGGCGGCCGATCATCGAGGACAACAACGTCGACGCCGTGCCGGCCGCCGCCGGCGCGAACCACGAGACGATGTTTTTCGGCCCGCTGGAGAACGTCGTGCTCAAGCCCTGGACGGGCTCGGCGATGACGTTCCGCTGGCAGGACGAGCGCGCCTACAGCGGAAAGAACCAGATCGGATTTGCCCAGTGCGAGTACTGGGGCGTGGGCGTGCTTTTCGCCGGCGCGTTCGCGTACCTGATCCAGAAGGCCAGCTGACGCCCGGCCGGGCGTCCGATGGGTGGACCCGCGCCTGATCGCGGCGGCGGCCGGGGCCGATCCGGAGCCGGAGCCGCATGCGCAGTGGGGAGCGTCATCGAAGGCGCTCTACACGGTCGCTGCGGCGAAGGAGGACCTCGGCCTCTACGACGACGACACGTTCGACGCCCAGCTGGCGCGCCTGGTCGCCGCCGCGCAGGAATGGGCGGCGGCGGTGTGCGGCGAGCCGCTGGCGGCCACGCCGGTCACGGACCACTACGCCGGCCTTTGGAGCTGGATGCCGCTGAGCCGGCCGCCGGCGGCGAAATCGCCGGTGCGCCTGGCCTGGCGGACGCGCTCCGGGGATGTCGATTTCGCGTCGCTGGCCACGCCCGCCGGCGACAGCGACGACATCGAGGTCGACTGGACGGACTGGCCGGCGGCGCTGGCGCTGACCGCCGCGGGCGAGGCCCGCGCCCGGGCGCTGCTGGCCGCGGAGCCGCTGTCGGACCGCGCGCGGCGTCCGGTCTCGGCCAGCTACACGGCCGGGATATCGACGAGGCCCCGGGCGTCCTCCGCGCCGGCCTCGGCGCTGAAGGACCTGGTGCTCTCGAGCTTCAACTCCGGCTCGGATTTCGAGCTGGCGCGGGCGGCGAAAGCGCGCGCGCTGGAGACGCTGAGGCCGTACGCGGCCGCCGAGCTCTGACCCGTGGCCGACGTGCTGCAGGACCGGCCCTACCCCGTGCGCGCCGTCGGGCGGCGCGGGGAGACGCTGATCGAGCGGCTGGGCTGCACGGTGGGCGAGCTGGACGCGGACGCGCGCGACGAGGGCCAGTACCGCTCCTCCGACCTGCCGCGCGAGTTCGCGTTCCGGCTCTCGCCGGCGTCCGGCGCGGTGGTGACGCGCTGCAGGCTGATTTTCCGCGGGCGCTCGTACCTGGTGCGCAGCTACCGCGACGACGGCCACGTCCGCCGCGCGACGGCGGTGGCCAGCGAGCGCGAGTAGCCGGCGTGACGCTCGAGGAGCTGATCGCCGAGTGGCTCGGCAAGGGGATCGGCGACGAGGCCGAAGCGCGGCCGCTGGCCGGCGTGCAGTGGCAGATATGGGATGAGTCCCAGCCGGCGGATCGGGCCGGGACGGGGCGGACCTACTACCCGGCCGTGCTCGACAGCCGCGACGGCTACTGCGACGCCGACCGCGACGGCGAGGCCGATCCCGACGCCGGCGGCCGCGAGCCGAACCCCAACACGATCGAAATCATATTCCAGCAGGCCGCCCGCGAGCGGTACTACAGCGGCGGCCTGGGCGCCTGGGAGGTGACGGTGGCGCTGCAGGCGCGCGCCGACTGCTCGGCGGCGCGGGCCGTCTACATGCGCCTGATCGACCTCGCCGAGGAGGATCCGGACTCGCCCATCGCCGGGGCGGAGGTGGCGGAGTCCACCTACGGCTACGACCCGGACGGCTTCCCCGCGCCGTTCGGCGGCGTCACCACCTTCGTTTTCACCGCCGAGCGCGACCCGCGCTCGGACGGCTACTCGGACAGCCACACCCCAGGAGGATGAAGAAATGGCCAAGATATCCAACATGCCCGCCGGCCGGACGACCGGCGCGAACCACAAGTTCTACCTGACCTCGACGAAGCCCACGCACGCCTCCGGCCTGCCGAAAAGCACCGAGATCTTATCGGCCGACCTGATCGCGAAAATGACGGAATGGGACGCGCCGGCGCAGTCGGCGCAGTCGGCCGACCAGTCGTTCTACGGCCAGGATGTCGGCGAATCCTATCCCGGCGCGCCGACCTGGGAGCCGGCGCGCGTGACCGTGCAGATCGACCACGACAACTCGCAGCACCAGAGAATGATCGGGCTGGACGACAGCGCCAGCTACTCGCTCGGCGACGACCTCTACCTCTACGTCGTGACCGCCAAATCCGGCAAAACCGTGGTGCGCGCGTACAAGGTGCAGTGGTCCGGATTCAGCGAGTCGATGCCGCTCGCCGAGGGCACGACCGCCGAGGCGGTGTTCAGCGTCCAGCGCCGGAAAATCGGCGGATACGCGGCCTGATGCGCGCCGCCGACCTCGCCCGCTCGGCGGGCGTGGAGATGCTGCTGCCGACCAGCATCCCGACGCTTCATTGCCGCAACGCGCCGCTTTCATTGATCGACCGGCTCGACGCGCTGCGACGGGCGGCCGGCGCCCCGTCCGCGCCGGACGACGAGCCGGCGGAGCCGATCACGGCCACCTGCAGGTGCGCCGAAGAGGGCGAAATCGCGGGCTACGCCGCGGCCGGCGGCGGCGGATGGGGCGGCGGCGCGCTCGGCGCGGCCCAATCGAATCCGCCCGGCGCCGGCGGCGCTCCGGCGC